CTGTTATTGCATTAGCAGCTATTTTCGCAGTTATTATAGAATTAGCTGCAATTTGATTAGCACCTATGGCTTCCGCGGCTATCTCTGTGGCGCTTATAGAACCCGCTGCAATTTTACCAGCAATTATGGCATTAGCAGCTATAACGTTAGAAGTAATAGCACCAGCTGCAATTTGGCTAGCAGTAATGGTGCCAGCAGCCATTGCTCCAGCAGTAACAGAATTGGCGCCAAGTTTATCTGCGGTAATAGCATTTGCTGCGATTTCAGTTGCGCCAATAGCTCCTGCAGATATTTTTCCTGCTATTATAGCACCTGTAGCTATTTTATTGGAAGTAATTATTCCGTCTTGTAATGCTGCACTATTAATAGAATTAGCACCAACACTAACATTTCCAGATGTTGATTGTATATAACTATTATAGTTATTCCAGGCTCCGTTTACATTAATGTATAAATTTGATTGATTTGTCCAAAATAATGTTCTTCCACTATCGGCAGCAGTTGTTGCCGGAAGACTAGCCCCAGTATAAATTTGTATGCCAGTTAAAGAATTGGCAGTGGGTGTTAAAACTTCAGTTGAGGATTTGAATGCTCCGCCGCTGTATATGTACAAAGCGCCATTAAACAGAACTTGGCGACCTTCAAAATTTTCTGTATTAGGTAAAGAATTAACTACTTGTACACCTGCGATTGAATTTGCGTTAGGAGTAAATGCTGCACTTGCTGTTGTCCAAGCAGAGCCACTCCATACATATAATCCATTGTCAGTATTATTTAATACAGCTTGCCCAGTAGTAGTGCCCGGCGTATTTAAATTTGATACTATTCCTACTCTAGAAGGAGTATTAGCAGTTATAGATGACACTAAATTACTTACATTTCCTAGTAAGGAAAAATCTATAGTTGCTAATGCATTTCCAAGATTATTTAAGTTTATTAAGGAAATATTAGCAAGGGCATTATTTAATGCTGATAGATTTACTGCATTAACATTGGCTAAAGCATTATTTAATGCTGATAGATTTACTGCATTAACATTGGCTAAAGCATTATTTAATGCTGATAGATTTACTCCAGTAACATTAGCCAATCCAGAATTTACATAGGTTGTGGTGGCATATCCTGTTAAATTGGCTGTTACATTACCACCGCCCCCAAGTCCTATTACATATGTAAAGTTATCATTTATCTTATTAAAAGCAGTGCGTAGAGGATCGCCTGTACCATCGTTTGCGCTAGAACCTATATTAACGTAACAAAATGCCATTTATTTTTCCGTTGAATTAGACTTTACTAACTGAACTAGTAGTGATTTAATTTCCGCAATGTCTGATTTTATAATATTTATTTCTTCATGTAATCCATCAACTTTTTGATTAATTCTTTTTTTATTTTTATATTCTTTAAGAGCCACAATATCTGCATTAATTAAAGAATTATTAGAAATATTTTTAAGAAATTGATTTTCGTCTTCGATTTTAATTAACATCATATTACCGCTGTTGCTAAAAGATTTTTTATTTTTGGCGTATAACCATTTTCAGTATCACCATACATTACAATTTTTACTTGAAATTGATTAAAGGAGCTAAAATTTGTGACAACACCCCCGACATTTGCAGCATAAGTTAAATTAGAAGCATCTGTTTCTAATATTCTATAAGTTTCTGGTATATAAGCATCATCACTTGTTCCAACTGATATTTTTCTAGGCGATACAACGGAATAACTTGCACCAGATGAACTCAAAGAATTTGCAGAGCTATACAAAGGCATATATACCCAATTTCTATTTTCTATTTTAGAATCTAATGCATTATCTAAACTACTTTTTACTCTGCAGAATACATCTATATCTGTATTGTTTTTTCTATTAATATTTAGTTTTACTTCTAAACCTGTGGAATCAAAATCTGGATTTAAAGTGATTACTTTACTTATATACTTAGATTTACCATAACCGTTAGTATATAATTTTTCTGATTCTTTTATAAAAGGTTGATCGTTTAAACTATCTATTTCATACTTAGCAGTTGCAAATACAAGTGAAGACATATTTAATGCTGGACTTATATTTTTATCTTTATTTACAAGTGTAAATCTTACTTTAGCATCGCCTTCATTTAAGATAGATCTAACAGAATTTAGTCTTTTAATAGAACCTGTGGGCAAATTTTCATAATCTAATAATGTCCCGCCTGCATTTTTAGTTTGTAATTCAGCACTAATATTAGTATCATCGCCAAAAGATATAGTTGAAACTTGAACAGCTGCAGCTTGATAAGTAAATCTTGCAGGAGCAGTAGATGCATTTCGTTTAACAAAAGTTTTAGAACCAGTCTCAAAAATTGCCTTATTAATTTTGAATAATATACTTGCGCCCTTTTCTTCTACCTGCGCCCCAGTATTGGTCATTTTAAAAAGTTTACCCACATTCGGTTGTTTATTAGATAACGTATTGGTAGAATCCAACGACACAAATTCTCCTACTCTACTTATATAGATACCATAATTTTCATCGGGTGTTTTAACACATAGTGCATATTCTTTTTCTGGAAAGAGATACACGGGATTTTGAAACTTAAATTTTGTTGATGTGTATGGAGACGTTGTTGCTACGTTAATGCTGGAAGGTGGCAAAAATACACTTGAACCGTCTAAAATTCTATTAGAAGGCAAACCATCAATAACTTCTCTTAATTCAATTCGCACATCTAAACCGCTATTTGATTTTTGATAAAAATATAATTCTATAGAAGTGCAAAATAATCCGTTTCTATAATTTTTGGAATCTATAACAAAAGTTTGAGCCAAAGGATTAACACTAGTTGTTAGTACATTTTTAGCATTAGAAGTATCTGTAGACGTATCAGTTAACCCAGTATTATTTATACTTAATGCATTATTATTATCTACTACATAAGAACTTCTTGTACTATCACCGGGAGCTATTATTCTCATAGGTATTCTAGCTACTAGTATGCTTCTTACTGCAAGAGTGGGCTGAGTTGATGTACTATCTTCTTCTAAAAATACTCTTTGCCCATTTCTTTGTTGTATTACTGTAGTTGTATTAGCAGGTTGTCTTACAACAAAATCTATATTTACTATACCCGGAGTAGTTAATATATCTAGCCCCAAAGTATCCATAATAATTAACTGCCCAGAAAGTCTACCGGTAGTTACATCAGTTACTAATCCATCTCCAAAACTTTTACCAGTTTGCGCAGCACATTGAGTAAAATCTATTCCTTGAATTTCAACGTAAACTTCTTGCCCCGGATAATCTGTAGAAATAATAAATTCTTGTTGTATTGCTGGTAAGCCCATTAAATCCCCCCACCAAGTAATTGGATTACGCCTTGTTTATTTTCTGCAAAAGCCAACTCTATTAATTCTTCTACAGTTTGTGAGTCTTGCTGACACGTAAAAACGTTAGAAGAAAAATTATATAGATTAAGATAAGTATTAGATAAAGCGTAATCTAATCCAGTATTTATATTCAAATTGGAATAAACATTACTATTTGACAGTATGGATGAGGTATAATTATTTACATATGTAGTTGTCAATGCATTACTATTGAATACATTAGAAAAAACAAAATCCTTTGGTGGCACTAAGACACTATATGAATTAGTCACGAATACATTTCCGCCGACATTGCCTGGCATAGTGTTAAAGGATTCTAATACTCCTGAATCATAAAATCCTGACCCATTATTTTGTATTAGTGAGTTTGACCAATTTGAACTAGATTCTAGAGTATTTATCCCAAATACATTTATACCATCTGCCTGCATAATTCTAGATATATCAGTTATAGCATTGCCTAACCAATTGTAAGTTATATTTGCATTGGCAATATTATTTTGCCTTTCTTTTAATAATAAACCAACTAAGTCTACATATGCTTGTTGAGTAGCTGGTGTACTTAAAGCTTCTATTGTAATTTCGATGGACATCTTAAAATCCTAATAATATTTTTTCTAACTTTTCATAATCTACCATCAGTAAATCGTCATTTTTTATTACCAAATGTGGGTGAGTTAAAAGTAATTCTTGAGCTAATACCCCTACTTCTTTTTTGCCAAATATTTCATACTGATAAATGTTTATTCCAGATTTATCTTTATAAATTTTTCTTATATTTTTCTTTAAATTGGCATCAGAAAATATCCTTTTGAGTAATTTATATCCTACATAAACTGCACCAATAACTGGTATAGCTGTTGCAACAGCTCCAACTACTGATCCTGCAATTGCTGCTGTAGATGCAGAAGCACCGAGTGCACTGGCTGCACTCGCAGCCACGCTACCAACAGCTGCGCCACCTGCAGCCAGTGCGGATGAAACTGCCCCCAATCCAACAGATTCAAGTGCAGCTGCTCCTATTGTGCTAACCGCTGTAGCACCACTATATAATCCTCCTGCTGCAATTGTACCAACTGAACCCAAATATGCACCAGCACCGCCAACAGTCAATCCGCTTGCCAATGCTGCAGCACCACCTATAGCCAACAAAGATACTTCAGGAGTAGAAATAAACCCTGTACCAACAGATTTTACGCCTCCATTATTGGGGTTAACTGTTGAAACTGCTACTTCACTCTGATTACTTGCATTAGTTATTTTAGAAAATGTAGGCTGTGAAACATTAATAAAAGCTTCTTCTTCTAAAATATTAAATGTTACAATATCGTTCTCTACATGCAAATCTGGTTCAGAATCAAAAAACAAACTATATGATACAGCCGAGAATGAAGGTTTTAGTTCCTTATTTACTATATCCACAGTACAGGTTGAATGAGGACTTCTTATGTCATTGGGAACTATATTAGAAAAATCATCTACCAATATACCAGTTTTAAATAGCAATAATTCTGTATTTCCCTGTTCGAAAACTTGATTATTTAATGCTATAATATCAAGTCCTTGTTTTTTAACTCTTTTTTCTAGATCTGTGAGTCTGGTATTCAAGTTATTAATATCTGACATAGTATATCTTGGTGCACTATTATAAAGTATTCCAATATCAGAAGAATTTTTAGTAAAAGGAGGAACAGCCAATGTAGCAACTAAAAATCTATCTTTGGATGATTCATCGGATGGGGGTTTAGGATATAGGCCCGGGGTTCCTTGAACTACATAAAAATTGTAACCCTTTTTATCCTTTGTAGCTTGTCTATTAGAAAGATATAATTTATCAATACGAGCATGATAAAAATCATAATCTATTTGCAAAGCGTTTTCTAATACAGGATTTGGTACTACATAAGTATTAGAATTATTATCTGCAAACCAATTAGCAGCTACATTAGTATCATTTTGCTTAGGTCTAAAATCTAAACAATTTCTTAAATCAAACGTAGTACCGTCTTGTGACCTATATAATGGAATATTATTTTGTATTTCCGCCGGATAGGATAGGAAATTAATAACACCCGATCCTGAATGAGAAAAATAATCTAATACTAAAACTACATTGCCTGGATTATAATTTTGAATATTTCCTTTGTATGTAATAAATGCATGCCCATAATGAGTATCTTTTATGCCATTATCAAAAGAATACAATGGTGCTGGTTCCTTAGGTACTAACTGCCAGTATGTAGTATTTGTAATAGCTTGCCCTGTAGAACCAGTTATTGCTCTGTAAATTGTACCATCTTTTGAAACAAAATCATTAGTAGTATATGTAGTTCCAGAACTATATTCTCTGCGAAAAGTGTTACTACCAATTGAATATATACCTTTTAGAGCATAGATATCCGATCTAAATGTACTATAACCAGCATTAGATATTTGTATACTAATAGGTTCAGTTACATAATTTCTATTTAATAATTTAGTTTTTCTAGATAATTCACTATTATAAACAGTAACATACAAATCAATAGAACCTGTAACTAAATAGGAACTAAGATTTATAGTTAAAGAATTTTTATCTGCATTTAAACTAAAATCGACATCATCTATATTAATTGGTTGGCCAGCAGCTAAAGAGCCCGAAGATGTTGATCTAACCAATGCTTGATAATACCTTCTCTTAGTATCATCTGGTAAATTTCCAGCATTCCCAACAAATTGTTCTGTACCAGATAAAGTAATTGTTGTAGAACTTCCTGTTACAGTTTGATTCTCAATTTTTTTACTATGGTATATTCTTATATTTGAAATAGATTTAAGATATTTGTCATCTATAGGAAAGAAAAGTCTTTTTCTAGATCCTATTTCATAACCCGCAAGTAAACCGTCAGTACCAAAGCCTTTAGTAGCATTTACATTGGCAAAGAACTTGGGTGCATTATATGTGCCGTTGTTACCACCAAGTGTGGAAAATACATTATTTTTACTAATAACAGATCTAATATCTCTTACTGTAGCAGATGCGGAAGAATGATAATACCATAGGGGGTATAATCTAAATCTTGTATTGTTTCCCTCTCCCCCATCATATACTATGTGGCGAACTAGCAGATATCCGATAGCTGTGCCGGGATTTGACATAGCTGCTCTATTAGTAGTATTATGACATTCTAGAACATCATATAACTTAAGTTTATTCGGATCAAGATAGCCAAATTGGGGATTATCTATAACGATATATTCATCTTGATTTACATCTACAAAAATATCTTCTAGGCTATCATAAGTTTTGGATTTCAAAACATTAATTTGTGTTGGACCCACTGTTTCTATAGATTGCCCACCTACTACAACTTTACCAGGATTGATATGAAATTTAGCAAAAGTATCATCTATACTAGACCCCTTAGGAGTAAGCCTAAACGGCCTTATTTCGTAATTGCCAGATTCGTCATAAGTTCTCTCTGCTATGATATTGTTTAAATATATAGGCAATGTATTTTTTGCGTTTTCTATAAACTCAGTTCTGCCTTCTACAAATCTTACTACTTCTATATAGTCATCTGTAGTATCGGGAAGATTACCACTACCCAAATCCACGCTATCTATAGTCAAAGTTGTTTTTAATCTATCAGCGCCGGGAGCTAGATAGTTAGAACTTTCAAATGCTGGATCTAGTAATGTTTCATCTTCAGAATAATCTATTAATGATTCTGAATATTTTAAAATAATTGATTTGGTTGGCGCGTTAGTATACTTATCTGGGACAACAGATTGAGAAGGTATTTTAGTATAGTAACCATTCTTATAATATATTCCCGAAGAAACTGAAACTATAGAACTTAAACTTGTATTTTTTCTCCTAAAATACATTATAGTTGACGTAGTAATATCATTTTTTAATGTATTATTTAAACGTATACCCAATGTTCCTAAAATTTTAGTAACTACTAAACCTTTTCTAAATGGTAAGGGTAAATCTAATTCATCGCCTATCTTGAGAGGAGCAGACAAACTGGTAAATGTTATTTCATCATCATATGCAGAAGCTGATGCTGTAGCAGTAATTACTGTGTTAAATTCAGTAGTTTCTATAGCAGCAATATCAGAAGATCTATTAAAAGCATTGGTAAAATTATTATAAATCCTTACTGTTTCATTTTCATTAAATTCAAGGACACCTTTAAAGGACTCAACAGATATAACTAATGTTGCAGGATCATCTAGATCAGGATCATTTTTAGCATAGGCAAATCTTACCAATCCGATTGTATTACTAGTGGTTCCCGTTATATACTTGCCAACATAGGATGATACATTTGATCCTGTGCCAGTTAGTTTAACTGATCTTATTATTTGTCCATGTTCATCATCAAGTATATTAAAGCTAACTGGCTCATTTGTTATTCTTGCTCCGTCGCCGTAGATACCGTCAGCTGTTTTAGAAATACTATTATGAAAGATAGACTGTATCTGATTTAGTTCTCTTGACTGTACAGAAACCCCAGGTTTGAAAAGTATTCTTTGATAATTTTTATCATCAATAAAATCATCATAATATGGAGAACCCGAAATATTTACTATTGCCATGTTTGTACCTTAAAATTCTATAACTATATGAACATTTTCTGATTGATCATATGATCTAGTTATTTTTTCCCTGTTTTCTATGTATAATACCTCTCCTGAATATTTTTGCACTTCAGGTGGCTCGATTCTTAAAATTCTAGCAAATGCAGCGGAAGATTGACCAGTTATGCCTTCGTTTACTGCAAAAGACGTAACGCCTGTAAGATATTCTTTGGGCGATGCATATTTAATAAGTATATTTGGAGCAACTAAATTGGCACTTAGTATAACTGCATTTCCTAGATTAATATTCCCTACAAATTTTTCATCCAATGAAAATGTGCCAGATATTCTGCGCGCAGTAATTCTCCCAGTTGCACTTAGTGTAACGTTAGAAGCCAAGCTGCCTTGATAATCTAAAGGATTCTTTATTAATCCTATTCTTCTATAATCATTTACTATAGGAAAATCTTCATCTCCCTCAACAAAATTAAATCTACAATTAATTATTACATGCCTCGCACCCAGATCTTCTTTTATTTTTCTGCCATGGCCCGTTATTGGAGTCAGTATAGGTCTTACATTGGCATTGGATCCATTGCCCGTTATAATAGCTTCTGCATATGTATATCCTGATCCAGGATTAGAAATATTAACCCCTGTGATAGCACCGTTAGTTATAATTGGTGTACCAACAAATGATGAACCATTTCCCACCACAGTAATACTTGCTGAGGAATAATCATTGCCTCTATTCAATAATTCAAAACTTCGAATTTCGCCACCAATTGCTGCTAATGAAACATCACTATCAGTATTAACAGGCATATATCTAACAGTGAGAAATTTTAGTATGTCGTCATCTGATAAAGAATACAAATATTTCCATTTATAATTATCAGCTGTTGTAAAAACACTTGTAGATATCCCAGAGGGTTTGACCGTAGAAATGGATTCATTATTATTATCAACACATAAATAAACTCTATACTGAGGCAAAACTAAAGCATAAAAATTACTGCCTATTAAAGAGGAATTTTTATCATTGTATCTAGAATAAACTACACCCGGGGCCCAATCAATTCTTGGTAAAACTAATTTTACATCGTTAGAATTGATTCTTTTTAAAGACAGCATATCATGCCATGCATCTTTTTCAGAAAAAGCATAATTGCCTGGTGTTTCTGGAGCAGATTCATTAACCCATGAGGTAGATTTACCTATAAATGCATAAAATTTAGTATTAGAATCAGCAAAGGAATTTACCAGTGCATTAGCTAAAAATGCTCTAAAATTATTAGTTATTAATTGGGGCATTTAATTATTTATTATAAGTATCCGAATATTAAAATTACGTGATCAGCATTGATAGAAAATTTAAACCCTGTTTTGGAAAATGTATAAAAGGTAGAATTTGCTAGTATTTCGTTATTAAAGTAGTCAGCAGTCAATCCTAAGTAATCCTGCACTTCAGATTTACCAGTATCATTTATTATACTATCCAAATCTTTAATTAATAAAACATCACCAAATACTTCCACACCAGAAGGATGAATAGTTGTTTTGACTATTTCCTTCCATTTACTTGTAGTTTCGCTACTTCTAATTACATAGGAAAATGGTTGATAGTATAATATACTAGAATCAGGTGAATCAGCCAAAGCACCTTGTATTTTATATCTATCCGACAATCTACCTTTACTATTTAATAAAAATCCTTTATTAGTTTTTAGAATACCCAAATTGCCCCTCAAGGAAGCAGTAGAGTTTAATGTCAAATTTGCACTTAAATTAGTATTAGAAAAACTATTCAGATAAAAAATAAATCTTTTATCGTCAACTATTTTGGATATAGTAACAGTATTAGTTCCATCATTAAAATTAGATAAAGTATTACCATAGTATTTAAGTGTTATTGAATCATTTTTACTCAAATAATGATAAGTATTTGATATGAAGATTACTTTTCTACCAATAACTGATACGTTTCCTTGTAATAATTTTGACGGTGAATCAATTTCTACATTAACAAATGAAGGGGTAAAACTTGTACTAATTGTTGAACTAGGATAGTAAACACCAGAATCTACTACAGTTATTTCTTTTATTTCACCAAAATTATTTACTTTTGATACTTTTAGTGTAGATTGCAGATGTCTAACATTAGCATTTAAATCATATCCTTTACCACCATTTAATATCTCTATAGATGCCAGTTGATAATATGTGTTTGCTTTAATATTAGAAGAAAGTGAAGAAACAATAGTTTCTTTTCTAAAGTTTCCATCTATATTTTCTAAGTAAAGTTCATAATATTCAGTAATATCATCAGAAACAGATCCGAACCCAAATAACTTATTTGGTTTAAGTATTTTAAGAACATTTACTACCTTTGCAGTAGCATTTGAATCTTGACCTGTTATTATAGTATTTAGTGCACCAAATATATTTGCACTGTTTACTGGCACAACTAATAGTGTCTTATAATTTTTCCATCGTCCATCGGAAGCCTTAAAAATGAAATCGCCAGGATATGAAAATTCTATAGTATTATTATAAAGAACTCTAAATAATAATTTAGCAGCTTCTTCTGTCCCCTTAGTTTCGTAAATATTTCTAAAAAATTTTACAAAACTCTTTTTATTTGTTAATAAGTTTCTGGGTATATCTGATCCATAATTTTTAAAAAATGATTCCACCAATGATACGTTAGCTGTATCTATTGTTTTTTCTACGTCTGCATACAATATAGCATTTTGTAATACTTCCGTAGGATTGGTTTCTTTTTCTAAAAATTTATAGTATGCTTCTACAAAATGAATAAATTTAGAATAATCTGCAGTTACTATGTTACTACCTGATACATATGAAACATAATCTCCTCTAATGTAATCAGGTATTTGACTTACAACTAATGCCGAGGTATTACTTATTAATTTAGGCATTTACTGCTATCGTGTTTACAGTTAATCCAGATTCTGTGCCCGTTTCAATATCAAAATCACTATTATCGAGTAAAATAATTTGATTAAAATTTACAGTAACATCTAAAAAATCATTTTGAGGTTTAATCATTATTTTGATATCTGAACCGTTTCCATAATATCCGTATACATTTAATTTTGGAATAGTTATTTCACCTGTACCATAATTTATAGTTCCAAAATTGCTATTTACTACTGCTTCGGTGGTAGGATCAATTAATCTAACTACACCAAATCCAGAATAATTTGGTGTATAATCATTTGGCAAATCTTGCATAACGACAGGATTTATATTTGTATCCGCAACAAATGCAAATCTAGTAGAATTTAAACTTCCGGGCATTACACCAATATAAAATTTTATACTATTAGTTCCAGTAAGTATATTATCGGTATTCAGTGTAGGTTTTATTCTCTTTTGAACTTTCAAAGTCATCAAATTACCAAGTATTGATTGATTAGTATTATCAATCAACTTGGATAATTTGGAATAAATAAAATCTTTATCAAACTTTTTAAGATCAGTATTAAAATAATCTTGTATCGTTTCTATTACTTGAGTTTTAAGATCATCTGAGGATATAGTTAAAGTCTTGTAATCATATTTTACTGAAGTATTTAAATTGATATAAAAATATTCAGGATCTACATATTCAGGATTTACTGAAAGTATTCTTTTGGATTTTAAAAAATTAGTTATTTCGTCTTGTATTTCCGTGGTTATCGTAAGACCTGAAGCTGGACTAAGAGCCACCATCACTTTACCATATTTTTTTGGTATATTGTCCTCCCCTCCCCATACTGCAACAGAATCAATTAATCCTGGATTATAAGAATCAATTAATACTTTATAATCATTAGAATTTACTGCTCTATTTTGAGAAGATCTAAACTTCGGAGCATTAAATTTAATTTCAGTAATAGTCTCCTTTTCCGATCCATAACTAGAGTTTTGTATTACAGTTATACCAGAAATACTGCCTCCGCCTATAAGAGAGGATGAACTAAACGATTGGGAAATTAACCCAGATACATTAGTAATAGTTCCGCTACTTATTAAGTATTGAACTCTAATTAAATTACCAGAAGATAATTTTTTACCTAAAATATTGTCGCCAAAAACTATTTGATATAAACCAGTAGGATTTTCTTCTAAGAAATAAACCTTTGACGTTTCGTCTATGCCCAGGGCATCATCAGCAAGTGTAAAAGTTTCTGTAGTTATATCTGTGTTGGAAGATTGCACTGTAACCAGCATTGTAGATGTGTCTACGTCTGGATTTGGAATCTCGTATTTTTCACCTGGCCCAGGATTTCTTACTCTAAATACAAATTCTAAAGGAACACCTTCAACTATATCTACGTTATTGAAAGTGTAGCTACCATTGACTCTTTGAATAGTTTTAGCTTCAAGATTAACAAAAGTTCTTAAAGTACCATCTATTAAAGTTGTAAAAGCAGTATATCTATCTAAAGTTAAAGATGTAGGTGAGCCCGTTGGAGAAGTAACATTAAAACTTATTTTTGCTCTGGATCCTCTTACAGATCTACTAGTATATCCTAGATGTTTAGCTATAGATACAGCAGATGATCTTTTCACTGCAGAATCTAAAAACATTTCATTAATAAGCATATTGGATAAGTATGCATTATAATGCGTATTATACGATAATAAATCTAATAATACTGATAATCCAGATCCTTCAAAATCATAGTCAGAAAAAACTAGATCTCCATTACTATCTCTATAACTAGATAAAAAAGCTTTTAAATTTTGTTTAATATCGTCGAAATCTAGCTCAGAAACTCTAAGATTGGCCATTACCTTAATCTACCTAAAATTTGAGTAATTGTAATAGGAGTATCTATATTTTTTGGTGCAAAAACTATTTCCACAACCATTTCATTGTTATCTTGATTTTCTGTCAACTCTACTGATATAAGTCTAATTCTTGGTTCAAAACGTTCTAAGGTATTAATAATAGAACGTTCTGTGGCATTTCTTATAGCAGGGGTAAAATTTTCAAATAACATATGAGTTATCTGAGATCCTATTTCAGGATGAAAAGGTCGCTCATAATTTTTAGTAAGTATTAAATTCTTTACTGATGCTTTTATGGCTTCAAGATTATATTTTCTGTTTACATCACTAGTATAGGGATGTGCTTGAAAAAGTAAATCAAGATCAGAATATTCTTTTGTAATTCTATTTATAGTTGCCATTTTTATTATTTATTAACCAAAATAATTAACTAATTGATTTTTAGCAGTGAAAACGTGGTTAACCATAGTTCCAGTTTTAATCGGACTACTTACCCCAGATTTATCGTAAGAAAAATGAACCCAAGAAATAACTATAGTGCCTCTTCTTTCATATTCAAGTAATAACTGTTTATGCGGTATATTATCTCTTATCCATTTAGCTACATTAAAGTATTGTGGATAGGACATACTAGGAAATTGTAGATCGGCCGCCATACCTCTACCGTGATCTTCTTCCTTTCTAGGTTCATTTTTGCCCGTTTTTTTGTTATAAAATAATTTTCCGTCTTTTCTAAACCCACTGGTTACTAACAAATCCGGATACTTTTTACTTATAAGTTCTAATTGTTCAGCTAAAAATTTTAGATTACATGCTATGTCTGCTCTAGATAGCCCAAGTTGTGCTTCTAAGGAATCAACTGTCACAAAATTACCCAGGACAAAATTTTGAGACAATTTAATTGTTTTAGGAAAAGAATTTTGTTTATCGAAAGAAATAAAATCTTTGCATGCCGGTGAGAATCCGGCAGCAGTTACTGAACTTTGAATACCCGTGTTACTATCAGATCCTGCTACATTAAATACAGTATCTTCAATAATACCTGCTAATAACTTTTCATTTCTTAAAGCCAAGGCAGCATCTGAAGTAGCGGATGTGGGGTCATCAAATAAAAATGTATTTTGATTAGTTTCAACACTATTTTTTGCAGGTTTGTTTACTATAGAAATTGTAGCTTTTTCCGGAGGATCAATCGCAGGTATTTTTATTTCTTGTATTTTTGTAGATCCCATTTTAGTTTTTACAACAGCAGCATCCATTTTTAATTCTAATCCACCATCTATACTAGTAGATTTAGAGCCTTGTAAAACTAATTTATCACTCGATTTTATAGTTAGATTATCTGACTTCGAGAATAAATTTAACTCTTTCCCTTGTATTTTTAACTGTTCGTCGGAAACTATACTAAAACCTTTTTTAGCCGAAATATTTACTGTTTCACCTATAAGATTTAATCTACCCGCAGATTTAATGTTAATATCATTATTACCAACAATATTAGTGGTCCCTAAAACTTGTATATCAGCATTATTTTTAATATAAATTTTACTTGAACCATCAACAGTAATATTTTGACCACCTTTAATATAAACATAATCATTATTATCTATAATTTCATATCTATCACCTCGAGTTTTTCTAACACTAGTACCATTAACATCTATTTCTATAAATGTACCAGATTTATGATAAATGTTTATTCGTTCACCATTGGGTGTATTGTCAAATTCTAAAAGATGGCCTGATTCAGTTTCAAATACTTGATTATAAGGATAAACACCTCCGTATGGACTCGGCGGTTGATCCCAGGAATCTGTTGAATTTGCTAGTTGTACATCAGTAGATCTTGATGCATCTTTGTTTCTAATAGACGGATGATCTTTGACACCCCTAGCTAATTTATTAGTATCGGCTTCTCCAAAATAATCTGATTTAGGATAAACAGCATTTGGATCTCTAAATCCGGATAAACTTAACAATTCCTGATTTGTAGGCAGATTGGTATCAAAAATGTCTGTTATAAGTGATTGTGATGGGGGAGATGGATCATCTGTAGCTCCGGATACAGCTTTACTACCTAAATTAAAATAACTTAAAGTAGTAGCGGCCCCATCATTCTTTACGATGCCTTTGGATAAGTTTATAGCACCGCCACCGCCGCCCAAATGTGCTGCAGTTAAATATCCTGCTACTGTTTCTGGACTATCTGTATTACTTAATACTTCTTTATTTTTAAGATAGTTATACCAAAACTGTAAATTATTGAACATAATAAGTTCTTGGGTTTGCGTATTATTATAAAAATCATCTAAAGATTTTAATCCATTTTTATTAAGCCAATTGTCCTTATCATTTAAATTATTATTATCTTTGTTTTTACTCGTATTTCCTAAATTTTTAACATACCCCAATGTAATCAAGGCTTCATAACCAAATTGATATTTTCCAACAAATCCTTTATTATTTTTTGCTCTATAATTGGATGAGGATTCTCTTTGACCTATTTTATCCATTAAAGTTTTTATTTGGGCAGGCGATAAAGGGGGCAGAGAAGTAAGTATATAATCTTTAGTATTAGAATTAGTATTGAGTTCGCTTTGTACTAATATGGGTTCTCCTGATCCATCAGTTATTACTTTACCATCAGAGGAAGTCAAATAATTGTTTGTGGGATTATTTTGTTTTTTTACTTTGGCAAATGGATCAGGTTTATTTTTGCCCCCTATTGTTCCCATCATAATAGGTTGTTGCATATCATCACCATCTAAAAACCAACCTACTACCCAAGATCCTTCCAGTATTCCTACTGGGGCAGTGCCCTTTCCGGATATAGCAGCTGAAGTAATTGGCTGTAATGGTAGAGCCCAAGGCAAATCAGATGTCGGAAGTTGTACTTTATCTTCGGTATGTATACCGAGTATACGAACTTTACATCTTCCAAGTTCTTCGGGATCAATTCTATCTTCAACTACTCCAATCCACCAATTTAGAATATTGTTTTTCATTAGTATACGTCTTGTATATTAGTAAATGAATCTTTAGCAACTTCCATTATCATACTATGTCTTGGCAAGGCATTTATTTTATGATTAATTTTAGTAATGAGATAATTGCCCGAAGTCATGGGATCAAAATTATTGGATGCCTTATCCGTTTCGTCTAAAGGTCCCGTATCAGGTAAATCAATATACATTAAAGAACCCACTTCTAAATCTGTTCTTCCTGGTATTACTATTTCTAAATTATAATTGGATAAATTTAGTATATTAGATAATCTATTCCCATAAATAACAGAATTTTTTTCGGTAAAATTATCTTGTATATTAGTATGTAAACCAGGTTGAACAAAATTTAATTTAAAATTATTTTGAGCTGTAACCGCTACACCATTTAAAAATAAAGGGGCTGCAGCAGAATCGTAAGTGCCAGCAGTATGAGAATATTCATTAAACTTTTCAGGATGAAAATAATCTACATAATTGTAATCTTTTTCCATAATATTTAAATCTATCATTCTACTACCAAAATATCCATTGGTAATATTTTCTAAATTATTAAGTGAAGTAAGCATTCTAACACTTTCTATTTGAAATAACTTACTTTGAACATCTGTAGTTTCTCTAATTCCGGGGGGAAAAAATCTATACATACCAATGGATAAGTTAACTCCTAAATTAAAAATCGCTTCTATAGGAACAAAATAAAAAAATTTATTTCCTTCATAGAAAACATAGTTACAAGCTTTGCCGCTTTTAGGTATGGCTTTAGATGCTAACCATTGAAAACATTTAATTGGAGACCAACCTGGGCTGACAAATTTTATGCTATTATCAGTTTCATCGATAATATTAAGTTTACTCCTACCAAAATCTTCAATTTTTTCTCCACTGGGGGAAATATATCTTGCATTACTAAAATATGTACCAAAAATTTCTGCAACTATATCCGATACTTTGCCATAAAATGCCTTTTTGATTGGTAAAAGATTGCTCACAAAACCTTCAATAGAAATAAAATTAAGCACATATATTTGTGTACTTTGATCTAGTATACGTCTGTCGGATATAGAATATATTCTAAAGGTTTTTGCTATATAAGTTTCAGATTTAAGTCCAGGCGTTCTTAACTTTATGGAAATATGTTCATCGCCAGTAATTGTTAAATATTTTATTAAATTTCTATTATCACCTATTAAAATACTGCCTGTCATAACAGGCGAATAAATTGATTCATAAATGTTTAATTCTTTAAAAAAGCTTTTCAAATCTACATATAAACCAGTAGCAGATATAAGAAAAAGCTCTTCAACTAAAACTCCGCCAGCATTATTAAGACTTTCTATCGGATTACTCATCTAACTATTTGTCTGGAAAAATTAGATTGTATTAATGAAACTATCTCAGATTTAGGTATTTTTATTCTTCGTTTTGATTCATTTATTGCTATTTCATATTCTAATCTAGACACAGGATATAATTGTATCGGGGGATCTCTTAAAAGTAAGGATGTGCCATCCTCAAAGGTAAAAAATACTTCATCTTTTCCCTCGGTAAAAGAGGATTCTTCTAATCCTCTGTAATTATTTACTACATATCTTTCGGTATTTACAAATAATTTAGTTTTATAAATTTCATTTTCCCCGCCATATTTTTGTATACAAAAACTCTTTAAATTTTCTTGGGATAAAGGCCAATCAAATCTAGGATCTACAATATCATTAGCATGCATAATTATCCAGTGATACAATGGAGTACCATAAAATAAATCCGATACTATCTCTGGGGATTCGCCATCCTTTATATCATATAAATCATAACTTGAATTATTTTGTATGAATTCTTGAATAAATCCTATTCGTCTAGTTATATCAGTTACAACCTGCACCGAGGTTAAATCATCTAAGGAATAAATTATTTTTGGAAAAGATCTAAAATACATTAAAAACCTCTTCTCATTTCTCTCTTGGTAAGTTGTTCTAATTCTCTAAAAGTAAGTGTTAAATTAACTTGTGTGGGTGCACCATTATCAAAAGTTGAAAATGTGTCGCCACCATATTCAACTGCCATATCAGTTAATGCACAATTTCCTATTCTATATAAGTAAGGATTTTCTTTATTTCTGCCAGTTTTTGGGTCAACATAATAGTAAACAATTTCAAATTCTGATGGGTATATGAAAAATAAATTATTGTCTGATAAATCCGGGTGCATATGAATTTTAAACGTATCTACAATATTTTTTATATTTTCTGTTTCCTTTTTAGATTTCGGAAAAAATCTATATTTAAAATTAAATGTTCTATAATCTATTGATTCAAATAGGGCTTCTCTAAAAGGATTAATTTTAATACCTGCAGCTGCGCCAACAATATCCTCCGCTTTTCCCCCGCCTATGCCCATGGGTAATTTAGCTAAAGTAAGACCCAGTGCAGCTGCTCCTTCTGTACCAAATCCTTTAGCAAGTGTAGTTAAAGAATCTAGATTAAAATCGTTTGAATTTTTTATTGTTTGAAGCGCAGATACTCCAGACGCTATTAATCCTGCTAGAATGCCCAAATCTGCTTCAGTATAATTGGTTCCATATTTTACTGTAGGGCGATCTTCGACATGCAAAGTTATAACATCTTTTAATCTTAAAAAAGTAGTGGTTTTTAGAATATCCAATTCTTTTTGTGCGAATTCGGTTAATCCATATGCTGCTGCTCCTAAAGCGCCTGCAATACCAATAGTTTTTAAACCACTAAAAATATTAACTATTGCTTCTTTTCCTGCTTGTCTTGCATTACCAGAAATTTTCGGCTGTGATTTTTCTAGTAATGAACCAACGCTACTAATACCTAAACTTAATAAAGCTGTTTGTACTCCTACAACAGCTGGTAAAGAATCACCGAGTTGTTCTCTAGTTATTTTTTTAGTAGTTTGAAGTATATTGATATCGCCCTTGTTGAAAGTATCAAATGCTCCTTGATTTTTTCTAATGGATTTTTCTCTAACGTTCACATAAAATGCCACATAGTGTAAAAGATCAGGTTTTGTTCCTAAACCTTCCGGATATTGATGTAGTTTCCAATTGTATTTGTTTATGTCATAGCTTTTAAATCTTTCCTCATTATATTTTTTTAATTCTTCTTCTACGGAGGGATTTAATTGTTTTGTGATTGCCATTTTTTAAATAAATAATAGATAAGATTTATTTATATTTATATCCAAAACATGTATACAAAATCCTTCAAGGGACGTTATAGACCCAACTATCCTATGAAATATAAAGGGGATATTACTAATATTGTATATCGATCTCTTTGGGAACTAAGATTTATGAAATGGTGTGACAATAATAATTCAGTGATGGAGTGGGGTTCAGAAATAGTAGTTATTCCATATGTTTCGCCTATAGACAATAAACCTCATAGATATTTTGTTGATTTTTATATGAAAGTAAAATCATCAGACGACGTAATACAAAAATATTTGATAGAAATTAAACCCGAAAAATTTACTAAACCACCTGAAATACCAAAGAAGAAAACTAAGAAATTTATTGATGAGGTATTTCAATATGGCGTTAATCAGGCAAAATGGAAAGCAGCTTTTGAATTTTGTGAAGACAGAAAAATGAAATTTATGATTTTAACCGAAAAAGATTTAGGGATTAAAACTTTAAGCTAATGGCAACAGATAAAGATATATTTTCAGAAATACGACCTACATCAGACGATGTGGAAAAATCTTATAGATGGTTTCAAAATCAAGTAAAACGTCTTGGATCAAAAATTAATCCCAATAGATTAATGCAAAATTCTACACAATTGCAAAATAGTATAGATCCTGGTGAAATGTATTTATTTTTTTATGATCCTAAACATAAACAAACACTTCCTTATTATGATAAATTTCCGCTAGTCTTACCTTTTAGAGCTGTAAATGATGGTTTTTACGGAATAAATCTTCACTATATGCCATATTTAGTGAGATTTAGATTGTTACAAAATTTATCAGAATTAACTACAGATAACAAGTACGATAAAAATACTAAGATAAAAATTTCTTGGGGAATTCTAAATAGATATTCTAAACTTGCTCCTATACAAGGAGCAGTAAAACATTATTTATCCAATCATGTAAAAACTAGATTTCTTAAAATTGATTATCCAGATTGGATAACTGCATCACAACTACCCATAGAACAATTTGAGGGCGCTGATAAAACTAAGATTTGGTTAGACGCAAGAAAAAAATCAGGACAATAAATGGCAAAATCAGTATTTAATCTTCAGAATTTTAAAACTGAAGTTTTATATAACGGAGTCTCCAGACCTACTAGATTCGAGGTTTTAATTACCAGACCTCCTTGTTTAAATGTGCCTGCTACAGAAAATTCTATTACTGTAAATGCTACAAGAAGAATTAATATGTTTTGTGAAAACGCCGTATTGCCTCAACTTAATATAAGTGTGATTCCACAAAGAATACAAGGACCTAATTATCAAAACCCTATTACCTCAGACTATGGCGGAGAAGCTATTACTTTATCTTTTCTAGTTGATAGATCTATGACTGCTAAAAGATTTTTTGAATCTTGGATGAAATGTATTATTGATCCTTATACTTTCAACGTTGCATATCAAAAAGATCCAGTAAAAGGATATATTGCCCCAATTTCTATAAGCCAATTGGATGAACAAGATAATATAGTTTATTCTATTGAATTAGAAGACGCTTTTCCTAGAAATATGGGAATAATGGATTTAAATTCTTCATCCTTAAATACTCCCCATAAACTTAATGTAACATTCGCTTATAGATATTGGAGACAAACGTTTCCTTACAATGAAAAAAGATACAATATTAGTAACTCTACTTTTTCGTAATATAAAGGATAATTATGCCATTGCCTATACTAGAAACTCCCATCTATGAACTGATCTTACCATCATCTGGCAAGAGAATTGTTTATCGGCCTTTTCTTGTAAAAGAATTTAAAGTACTTCTAACAACATTAGAATCAGACGAAACAGAAATCACAAGAGTATTAACTGAGCTTATAGATAATTGCACATTTAAAAAATTAAATGTTTTAGAATTAGCACATTTTGATATTGAATTTATTTTTATTAATCTAAGGGCAAAATCAATAGGTGAAATTACAGATTTAGTTTATAAATGCGAGTGCGGATATCAAAATAATTTATCTGTAAATTTATTAGATGTAAAAATAGTAAAATCAAAAGAAAATTTTTCTAATAAAATAATGATAGACGATAATGTTGGCGTAATTATGAGATATCCAAGATTTAATGAAATGGTTGATATCTATGACAATCTTAAATCAGAAAAAATTATAGAATTAGTTTCTTCTTGTATTGACAAAGTCTTTACTAAAGAAGAAGTTTTTGAATCAAAAGATTATTCAAAAGAAGAATTAATTGCTTTCGTAGAATCTTTTAGTAAAGAACAATTTGATAAGTTAGAACAATACTTTTTAAATATGCCTAAAATAGTACACGATATGAAACATACCTGTGAAAATTGTAAAAAAGAAAATGATATTGTATTGGAGGGCCTACAAAATTTTTTCGTTTAACTCTTTCTCATGAAAATCTTGTAAATTTTTACAAGTTAAATTTTTCATTGGTTCAACATCATAAGTATTCATTATCAGAAATAGAAGCAATGATACCATGGGAAAGAGAAATTTACGTATCGATGTTAGTAGGTTATATTCAAGAACAAAATGAGAAGATGAAACTTAAAGCTGCGGCTGGGAGATAGATTTAATGGCAAATGCCCAAGATTACAATTTAAATCAATCTAAATTAAATGGATTACTTAGAAACGATAACGATAAAAAAACATCGTCTTCTGCGCCTGTTCCAATTCAACTAATGGCTGCATTGCAAAATAATAATTTTGTGAAAGTACAAAATAAAATTCTAGATGAAATAACTTTACTAAGAAAAATAACACAACAAAATTTAAATACAAATAAAAAAATAGAAAGATTGACTGAAAAAGATAATCTTAAACTTGATAGTAGACAATACATCACATCTTTTTTGGGGCAATCTTTTAAAAGAGGAAATTCGTTAAGACAGGACGCAAAAGATTTCGTTAAGGGAATGGGTGATCCTTTTGTTGACACATTCAAGTATATTTTTGGTATGAATACTTCGCGACAAACATCAAAAACGTTGTCCTTGGCTGGCGGGGTTGATCCTTCGAATGAGATATTAAGAAAAAAAAATAACGAAGAGCTATCTGATCTAATTGCAGAAAAATTAAGAGGATTACTAAGTAATCTTCAAAATAATAATGGTATGGATTTTTCTATTCCAGCAATTGGTGGGCCCGGTGGTGTCAAAGGCGGTGGCAAAGGAACTTCTAATATCCCTAAAGCAGAAGTTCCCAAAGAAACTCCTAAAATCACTCCCGAGGAAGGCAAGCTTCCAAAATCAACTGAATTAAAAAATAAAACTCCCGACGTAAATCTTGAAGAAGGCAAATCCCCAAGAATAAGTGCCTCACAATCTAAACCTGTAAATGTTACTACAGAGCCTGTTATTACTAGTCAAGAAAAATTACCTCCTAGAGTACCATTATCACCAGAAAAGAATTTAAATAGATTAGCATTAGATAAACCCCAAGGCACAGTAGAAATACTTGATGCAGAGAAAAAAATATTTGGAGAGGCTAGGGGCAAATCCAATATGTTTCAACAGAAGTATGGAACAATGAGTATGGAATATGATCCGATACGTAAAGTTTACGTATCGGAAAATGCCCCTGGAAGTTTTGCTAGAAAAATATATCCCGGATTATCTAGTGCTGGTAAAGCAGGAGGTGCTTTAGCTGGAGCAGCTGGTTCTGGATTGATGAGAATATTAAGTAGTCCAGCGTTGCTTGCTGCACAAATAGGATTAACCCCAAGTGAATTGGCAGATGCTGAAAACCCTCAATTCAAAGAAAAATTTGCTGAAAAGTATGGTTATTCTATGGAGGATGCTTTAATAGCAAAAACCGATTTATTGTTTTCAAAATTGCCCACGGATATCCAAGCTAAACTTAAAACAGAAAGAAAAAATTACAATCCTAGATTAGGCGGCACTAAAACAGAAAAACTTAAACCAGAAGAAGTATTGCAGAATAAATTTGAGATTATTCAAGAATATGCTAAAAATATAAATGATCCTAAGGCAAAAGAACAATTTATAAAATCAGTGTCTGATGAGGATATTGGTAAATTTATACAAAATAAAAATAAAGAGCATTCAAGTATGATGTCTGCTATACAAAATATTGTGCCCGGTAGTGATGCAGCATCACTGATAACAAATGAAATTAAACCAGAAGCTCTGCCTGCTACATTATCTCAATTGATTGATAATCAAATGAAAGAAAATGAAAATCTAAAGCAGGCAGTCTCTCCTAATGGTTTTATGTCAATGGGGGGAGTAAATTCTGTTACTCAAAACAATTTTGATTCAAGTAAAACTAATATAATGGCAACAAAAGCTACAGTAGATAATCCCGATTCAACTATAAAAAGATTTTTATCAGTGTACAGTGTTCTTGCTTAGGGGCATATGCCCCTTAACTACTTCTTAGCAGAATCTGTAGATTTTTTATCATCTACAGGTTTACCATCTTTTCCGATAGGTTTTACCTTTGGCTTATCGGCTTTAGGTTGTACTTTTTTGTTGTCATCCTTAGTAGCAGCAGTAGCTTTAGCAGTAGCATTTGCTGAATCTTTCTTTGATTCTTCCTTTTTAGAATCTGCAGCAAAAGCACCATGAGCTAAAGCCAAAGACGCAAAAAATGTGATTAAATATTTCATATTATTCCTCATTGGCTAATTTAGCAAAATATGATAACGATTCGTCATCGTCATCGAAGTCTACTTCTTTGGCAGGTACTGCTTTAGAAGCGGGTTTAGAAACAACTTGCGCTTTAGATACAGAACGACCAATTGGTTCATCTTCATCTAAAGATACTTCTTCAGCTCGTTTGTTAGCAATCGATCCACCAGATAAAACACTATCGAGTTTTTTCTTTAATTCATCATAAGGTTTAAAGTGTTTTGGATCCAAAAATTGTTGCAACGAATGCTGAGAATTCCAAATCTGTACTAGTTTATTCTCATCCTCAGATAATGGGCCAGGAGATTCAAATTCAGATTTATCATAATTACGATAACCCTCAACATTACGAATCTTCAGTTTGAAGTTTGCTCCTGTATCAAAATCATAGACATTTACGGGCTTTTCGTCTTCAAATTGAGGACTCATTAAATCTTTAATCTTATCAAAAATCTTTTTACCATATCTAAAAAGAAATACTTTGCCTTCATTTTCAGGATTGGCTGGGTCTTTGATAACCAAAATATTAGAAATATATGTTAATTTACGTTTCTGTTTACGGGCAATTTCTTTATTTGCTTCTGATCCTGAATTCCATAATTCAGTATTAAGTTCAGATACAGGATCAGTTTTTCCGATGGTGGTCAATGAATTCTCGATATACCATTTACCTCCTGGTCCTTGAAAACCATGATTCCAAATACGAACATAGGGAAAATCTTCGCCAGAAGATTGAGGAAGGAATCGAATAACTGCATAACCATTACCTGCTTTGTCTACAGCAGGTTGCCAAAAGCGATCATCAACTTGTTTCTCGCCCTGAGGATTAGAAATCTTTTCCACTTCCTTCATTAGTGATTCAAAACCACTGCGAGATTTGCGAAGTTCAGATAGTGATGTAAATGCCATTTTGTTTCTCCGTATAAGCGTTGTATGTAATTGTATTAGCGTCGTTTGATTTTGTTAGTGATAGCATAATCTAAATATTCATCAAACGTATCATCCTCAATAATTTTAGATGATGCATAATTATATATTATTTTTCGATGCTTGTCAAGTTTATTTTTATTCTTATCTACTCGATGTATTCTTTTTTCTTTATCAAACGCATCGTATGTTTTTGTCTTACTCATTTTTTAGGCAGTATCTCCCTCATTATCATGAACTACTATATAAGGCCATTGTGAAATTTTTTTGGTTAAATCCATTTGATTGTGAGCTAATTTAACTAAATATCTTTGTGTATCTTTAATAGATTCACCCAGTTCTTGAATTGTATTCATTTGTATTTCTATTTGCAATTCAAGATTCTTTATTTTTTGTAGAGTAATATCCAAATTTTCTTCTAAAAAGTTCATCGAATTTGTCCAATTCAAATTTAAGGAATGGTCTATACTTTTTTACCAATCTTGAAATATCAGGATATACTATAGTATCATTTAATTCTGAATCATACTTGTCTATTAAATTAAAGATTTTATCAAGAATGACTAATGTTTCTATGGTAATTGATTTTCTTAGATATGCTTTAATTATATATGGATGGGAATCTTTAGACGTTTTAAATAAGTCTTGTATATTATTTTGTTCTATTTCTAATTCTAACGTATCTAAATCTTTAGTAAAAGTATAAGTTAGCCCCTCAATTCTTTTTTTCCATTTTAAATAGGTTTCTCTTGCATCAGAATCAAAAATACCTCCCCATCTATCACCAGATACAAAATTTGCTATAAGAAAATTTGCTATTTCTTTATCTGTATAATTTTTTGCTATTTTTTTTAACGCAAATAAATCTGATCTTTTTGAAAATGCTAATCTACTAGCTTTTACTTTACCTTTTTGTTTTATGACGTCATATTTATCTGTAGTAAAATGTAATTTCAATGCTAAATAATATTTGTATACTTGGAAAGCATCCATTGCTATCATAAAGGTAGTTTGCCCCGTTTCTTTTTCAAATAATTTTGTTCCTCAGCTTCTAATTGAATCTTTTCCTTTAAAGTGCTATTTATTAGTTTAGCAATAGATTCAATATCGATATCAATTTCGCTACAATATTGTATAACTGCATCCATATATCCTATTTTTTCATTTTGTACTTTTTCTTCTATGTATAAAGAAAATTCATTAGGAGATCTAAATCTTTTAGTTATAATTATGGAATCAGTTAATTCTTTTTGAAGATCATTCATTACTTTGGTGTCTTTCTGGAAATAAAACATTGTCCATATATTCTTGAAATAAATTTTTATCTAATCCTAAACTATGCATCATTTGCGATGTTCTAGGATTTTGTTTTTGATAATAACAATAACGATTTTGATATACTGAAAAATCTTTATTCTTATTTTTAGTTATTCCAACATTAGTTAAATAATAATTAAGTGAATTATAATATATTTTGGAAGCCAAATCAAATTCTTTTTTATCCAAATTGCCGGCTGCAATCATATTACTAGAAAAAATTTGATTTGCCCATTCGGGCAATTCTCTTTTTTTATTTGGAAGGTAAGAACTTGATATTTCTTTGAAACTATTTAGCATAAAGTGATCATTGGATTCCACCTCAGAATAATCATGAAACATGCCTGTAATTTTTTCTCTACCGCATACTATATCAAAACCAAATATTGGAGAATTATCATTGTAGTGAGGAAAAATGCAAAAATGCATGATCCAAATTTTTTTTAATTCTCTGGCATCTATAATTTCTAGATGTGCTCTACGAAATTTATCATTTTTAAATATATAGTTTTCCCATTTAAAATTATATTCGGCATGCTCAAAATTAAAAGGAATAAAATTAGAACATCTTAATAGTTTTCCTAAAGTAAAACAAGCTAAATTTTCGGCATTATCCCAAATGTTATCCATATTCTTTTATCAATTCTATATTAAAATCAAAGGCAATATTTGCTTCTACAGTCATGGATATATCTATTCTTTTTCTAACCTCAGTTATTAAACCTATCATATTATCAAACTTATACATTAATCCTTTGCCAGGAACAAGTTTAGCTAATTGTTGTCCGCCAAATAAATCTCCCATATGTCTAACATAAACATGAGCCATTAATCTTTGGCGTCTATTTTCTAAATCATCATAGAAAATATCATCTAAATAACTTAAATACTTATTTGTAGATTTTTTAATGTTTATACTATAATTTTTACCAGCCAAATTAATAAAATCTGTTCTTACCTTGGGAGCTCTTTTTAAATCCTCAATACCTTTAAATAATTCTAATTCGCTTCCATGATTTTCTAAAGTAAAGTAAATAAAATGTAATTGATACAAATAATCGGTATATTTAAATTTATCTACTTCACCTTTAAAAATAGTTTGTATAAAAGGCAAAGATTCGGCTATTCTATGTTTTTCTGCAGTTGTTTGTTTTAATGTAGTCATTTAAATAATATCAATGCCATAATTATTGCATGAACAATAAACCCAAAACCAATAGTAACTATGTTTAACATATCTTTTAAAATAGATGCTCGTATAAACATTAAAGATAATCCAGCCCAAGTAAATAAAACTAAATCTATGGAAGGAAGTTTGTCAGTAAGCCCAGACATTACAGCTAGTAATGTTGGTATTGTTGATGCATGAATAACGATAACAGCTATCCAATGAATTGTTTCAGCCGTGGCTTCAGTTAATTTTGTTTTACAAAATTCACTTATTTTAAGTATATCTATAGTGGGAATTTTAAATTTATTCATTTTATTTGTAAAAAATATGATTACCTATTACTGCTATTTTTTGTTTTTTCCATCTGGGATTTATATAATTAGCATGGTAATACATTGCCTCTGTTAATCCTTCCAATCTAAAACCTTCCAAAAGAACTTTTTTTGCCACAGACATACATTCATTATATGCTGAAACATGTATAGGTTTAAATTTTTTACCCGATTCACAATACCAGCTAAATTGACAAACTACTTTTTCCATAAAAATATTTTTTTGATAAATAACCTTACATATATCTGAAGGAAATAAACCTGATTCTGCACGATTAATTGTGACTTGTGCTATTGCTACTTTCCCTTCAAAAGATTCTTTGGCTGCTTCAAAATAAATATTACGAGCTAAACAATCTAATTGTTGTTCTCTTTTTTCCAAAGTTATTGTGCTAAATGTCGAAGATAAATTAGATTCAAGTTTTAAATAATTAAATTTTAATTCTACAATCTTTACTAGTAAATTACCTATTATCACCGCAGCCAAGCATACCAAAAAGTATTTAATAAGCTTTTCCATAAAAGTCTCCGGGCATAGGCCCCAACTTAGATTACTTCTTAGATGTTTTTTCTAAGGGCTGTGGAATTTGAGATACAAAACTATTCAAAGTAATTGCCTTAGCAATTATATCTGATTCTGTAGGAAATGTTGGAAAAACGGGATGATCCGGGGGACTTTGGCCAGCATGACGAGCATTTTCAACCTTAATGTTCCAGTCATTAGAAATTTGTTCGCGTTTACCAAAATAATCATGCTCTAGCATAGTCTGTGCCATTTTCAAAAGCTCGAGACGAATCTCGAAAGGGGTCATATTACTCATTTCTTTTCCTTGTGTCTGTGTTATGAATCTGGATTATTTACCTTATTTATATTTCAAAATTAGATTTTTCATAGTTTCATTAAGTTTAAAAGTATCCAAATGTTGTTTAAAACTTCTAAATGTCCAAGTACCTATTTCACTTGTTTCATTATTTAAATCATAATTAAAATCATTACTTATACATAGTTTCATCATTTCAGAAAATAAATTATTTTTTTTAAAATCACATTCAATTTTATTTTTTGCCAATCCTTTGGCATATTCCCAAAAATCATTTTTATATACAGATCCCGATAAATAATGCAGCGATATCATGGATCCTATATTTTCAATATAATTACTATAATACTGATTAGCAAAACTTATATCTATTTTTTTCATAAAAAATAAATCTATAGTAATTCTATTAATTATATCAGAAGTAGATGTAGATGTTGCTTCTAAAGGTTCTAAAAAGAAAGAAGCATTACCATTATAAATTATATTATCTTTAAAATTAATTTTTCTACTATAGTTATAAAATTTTAGACTTCTTACTAACTTAGGTTTTAAATCGAATTCATCAAGTATTGATTGTACATCTTCCTTGATATCATCTTCTGTACAAAAATCACTATTGAATACATATCCTATAGCACATCTATTTTTTAAAGGAATACCAAACACCCATCCATATTTTTTAGCAAAAGTTAATGAGTATAAAAATTTGGGCAAATCCCATGGACACTGAAAAACCATAGCTGAATTTACAGGAATATAATTTTTATAATCAAAATCGTCAGTTAATTTTGCAGGAGAACCAGTACATACCATAATAATATCTGAATCTATATTATTTGGATCACTATAATTAGTTTCTTTACAAGTGACTCTTGAATTGTTTTCTAATAACTTGAATACATAATCTTGAAATTCTATAGCATTAAAATGCACTCCGTGATTGCCGGCAGGAAAGCAATGAAAAAATTCCTCACCTTCTCCCCAATTCCTTTTCCAAATACCCAATTTTGGGGTTGAATGAATTTTATCAAATGAAGAACTATCAAAATTAAGATTTTCATACAAAGAAATTGGCAAAGCTAAGTTGGTGCCTTCACCAACAGGGGTGGGGCTAATGTTTGGATCATAAATCCATTCTATTTCCCAGTTAGTCCATCTTAAAAAATGAGCAACAGCCAAGCATCCGACTGTTCCTCTCCCCACTATACATATTTTTTTCATTTCAATTAATTGCCCAATTAGATTGACCTGATAAAATCTTTCCAACCACTTCTGTTACCGAGCAGGTTGGGACCTTCTCTGAGTCTAAGATTAACCTATGCGGCTAAACGAACCTCAAACGCGTTATCATTCGCTGCGTCTATTTAGTTTGCTAGGATTACGTCCTTCGCCTATCGAGTTGTCCACTTACATACTATTTGCTCCGTCGAAACCATGTCTGGCCCATTAAAATAAACTCTTCAGTATACCTATAATAATTCCTATTCCAGGTATA